TCTTCATCAGAGTAAAAATGTCTTATCCAGCATGCTGGGGGCGACCACCGCTTCTTTTGATCAAGACGGCCAGATTACGGCTGGGCATGCCCTAGCAGGCAAAAATGTTGCGTTAAAATATCCTCGTTTTGATTATGGGTTTTCTCATCGGGTGGCTGACCGTACAATTACTGAAGTTGGTTTGGGAGGTACGTTGCCCATATACTCTGCCTCAATCAGCAGAGTAGCGCGCCAACAGGATTATGATTTACAAGCTCTAATTTCAGGATCATCGGCCCTAAGTGCTTCTACATCCTTTTATGGACAAGTCCAGAACAAGCGTGTAATTATTAAGAAAGTTTATTTTAAAACTCCACGCGCCATGTGGCGATTTTATGGGTATTATGGGGGCTTTTCTGTTGTAGGAAATCTGCGGACTTACGGCCAGTTTGCTGATGATTCGACTTTTGAAATTGTGCCGGCATGGCAAAACAAGCTACAGGCCATGGCTTACGAGGATGCTCTATGGACTCGGTTGTCTCACTACTCATACGAAATTAAGAACAATAAGCTGCGCCTCTTCCCACAGCCCGATTCAAGCAGCCCCTCTGCATTCTGGGTAGATTTCTCTATCGAGCATCAATATGACCCATGGGATGAAGGAACTGGTGAGCCACGTTCAGGTAATGAGGGTGTGAATAACATGAATACTCTACCTTTTCAGAATCTTCCCTATGAAAACATTAATTCTATAGGAAAACAATGGATTCGTCGGTTTGCATTAGCTCTTACAAAAGAAATGTTGGGCCAGATTCGCGGAAAGTTTGCCAGCGTCCCCATTCCGGGCGAAAGTGTTACTTTAAATGCTTCGGATCTTCTTGGTCAGGCAAAGGCCGAACAGGACACGTTACGAGAGGAGCTGAAGACGACACTTAACGAATTAACCTATGCCGAGCTGGCTGCCCGAGACTCCACACTCATTGATTCAACAGAAAATGTGGTCCAAAGCATCCCTACTGGCATATTTGTAGGATAGGTAAGTGGCTGACGACACTCCGAAAAAAAGTATTAGGCAGAAGCGCACCAGCGCGAACATCTCTAGTACTCGCACCCAGCAACAAATTGAGAACCCCCCTGAGAATCAAAATTTAGGGCTTAAAGATCCATCAATTATTAAAAAGGTGCCGTTTGAGCCCTCCTCTCTTGAGACAATTGATGGGGCTGTAATGGATTATATAGAAAATCGGCTAGAAATTGCGGTTACTACCAATGAAGGATTTAAAAAAGTACCTGTTTTGTGGGTAAGTGCCGAAAGGTCTTATCAAATCAAGCACAACAAGGACTTGCACGATGCCGAAGAGACTCTCATTTTGCCTTTAATAACAATTAACCGTGCCTCCATTCAAAAAAATCCTGCTTCGGAATATGCCATACCGGCCGCGAATGTTCCTGAAGTGAGAGACGCCATGGGGGGCTCCATTACCGTCGCACGGCAGATAAATCAACAAAAAACAGCTGAATTTCAAAATGCTTATGCTAAAAAGAAGTTTGGGCGCGAAACATGGCCCGCTGTACGCAATAATAAGACAGTGTATCAAACTATTTCGATGCCGTTTCCTACATGGGTTGCGGTAAATTATGAAATATCACTTCGGACCGAGTATCAACAACAAATGAATGAAATTATACGCAAGTTTATTCGCGAAGGTGGTCTTAACCGAATGCCTTTCCGCCTCGAAAATGAAGGTCACAAATATGAGGCATTTTTTGATGGTGACATGGCCAATAACTCTAATGTCGCCGCCATGGGAATGAGCCAGCGTAATTACGAGTCTATAATTAATATGAAGGTGTTGGGGTACCTAATCGGGGACGGCGATAATGCAAACAAACCCAATCTAGTCTATAGAGAAAACGCGGTAGACATTCAGATACCCCGTGAGAAGGTGATTGTGGGTGAAATCCAGGACTTTTTGGATAATTCTGGGTTTTATAAAGAGTAATGGAGTTTGCCGCTTTTATTCACTATTTATATTTGAACATACTTGAAGGTATTAGGTTCTAGAGGAGATAAGGCGTATGTCCGTTGATAGATTTAGATTTGTATCACCCGGGGTCTTTATTAATGAGGTAGATCAATCACAAGTTCCAGGCCAACCGAGGCTAGGATCCAGTCCCGTTATATTTGGAGTATCTGAAAAAGGCCCGGCCCTGGTGCCTGTGACCGTTTCGAGTTATGCTGACTTTGTTAACATGTTCGGACAGCCCCTTCCCGGAACGGGTAGGAATGCAGATGTTTGGCGCACGGGAAACCGCGCTAATCCAACTTATGGTGCCTACGCTGCACAAGCGTGGCTAGCGAATCGCGCCCCTCTTACTTTTGTGCGTCTAGTAGGAGATCAACATCCTGCTGCACCCGCGGCCGGAAGAGCCGGCTGGGAGGTCCCACAAGTAAGCAGTACTTGTTTGGGCGGCGCTTACGGTCTCTTTATCATTGGCACTGGTTCCCTCGGCGCTGACTCCGTTACTCCGGGTCATGGCGAAGGAATGTTGGCAGCTATTTTTTATCTTACCGGCTCAGGAGCGGGCGCAACCGTAGTCCAGCTGAGCGGCAATATCGCTGGCACGGCCACATCAGACGCCCAGGCCGGCACATTGATCGAGCCCGTCGTGGTTGGGAGTAAAAAAGAATACAAGGTACGCATTTCTGGCGCTAACGAAATTATTGAAAAGACTTTTAACTTTGATCCAAAATCATCGCGCTATATCCGCAATGTATTCAATACCAACCCACAATTAGTTAATAATTCCATCACGAAGACCTCAAACCTTAAGAATCACTTCTTAGGCGAAACATACGAGAGGGCAATTTTAAACTTCGTTGACAAGCTTGACGGATCGGGCGATATCACCCGGAGTGACTTTACATCAACGTATGGGGTTATTCTAGCTCTCAATAGTGGCTCTGCGTACGGTGGAAACTTCAGGCGCGGCTATGCGATTCCGCAAACTCCCTGGATTATCGCGCAACAGCTTGGAACTAATCTTGCAAATTTCGACATTAACTCTACGACGCCGCGTCTTTTCCGTGTACACTCTCGCGAAGGAGTCGAATACTCTCAGCGTAATTATAAGATTTCTATTTCTGATGTCAAGTCGTCGCCTAACCCGCAATTTGAACAGTATGGTACATTTACTTTGCTTGTTCGTGATATGCAGGATACGGATGAGAATCCTGTTGTTTACGAACAGTTTAATAATTTGGATCTTAACCCCGCTTCTAATAACTATATTGGAAAGCGTATTGGCGATCGCTCATTTGAATACGATTCAACGAATAGTAAATGGAGAGAGCTAGGTCAGTATCCTAATCAGTCCAAGTACATTCGCATCGAAATGGACGAAGACGTTGAAAACGGATCACAGGAAGCCTCACTGCTTCCATTCGGATTCCGCGGCCTTCCAACATATCGAGGCCTTAACGCGTACTCAGGCTCCTCAGCGCTGACGAACTTTGCGTTGTCTAGCGTCGGCGCCGGCGGCGCAGTGAAGAGTATCTTCTATCAGGGTGGCTCCGGCTCATTGCCCGCGAAGGCAATGAACCGCTACCTAGGTGTCAAAGCCACTGGTTCAGTTATTTTCTCTGGTAGTTTCGAACGCGACGACGGCACCGCGCGCTGGGGAAGTGGCGAAGCCGCTCGTCTGGGCGCTGTCAGGGAGGCAAGCTTGGTGCTTACCAACTCTGCTGGAGTCGTGGAAATGTTCGCTCCAGGCAGTTCTTCCCTGCGATGGACGACCAAGAACGGCTCAGACGGCCGCGAGGACATCGGTCCTGGCACTGGAACCATTATATTCTATAATACCGGATCTGTTCCCACTCACGGTACAGTCGCCACTGGCTTAAGGGACGTTCTCAACAATACTGAATACAGTAAGCTTGGTCTGACGTCGAAGGTCGTCTCGACCGGCCTACGCAGCGTATTGCAGTTAACTCAAAGTACTGCGGGAACTGCTGGCAACCTACGCATCACTATGAGTGGTGTTTTAGACGACGCTCGAACACTAGGCGTTAGCCAAAATGGTACCGCCTGGGGCCTTACCGGCTCCTTCTTCGGCTATGGTACGGGCACAGGAATCGGCTTCCTAGCCGGCGACGGCGCAGCAACCGTAAATGATGCTGTCTACTGGGGCCGCGGCAACCTGATTCGTACCGCCAGTCTTCTGATGCCGGTGCTCGCTCAGCGTATTGCCTCCTCAGACGGTAATCTTGCGAAGGAAACTAATGCTTTCTTCGGCCTATCAACCAATCAGGCACCTAGTACTCTTATTTTTGATGGCACTACGCGCGATATCATTCGCAGAAAGCCAGAGTCACTCTCTTCTGAAACGGTTATTCTGTCACCTGGATTTTCTTTGGATGACCTTACTGTTACTACGGGAGTAGCAACTCACAGCGGATCCGAGCTTGGTACTTATTTCAATACTATTCTTGGTAATTCTAGTGATGTTGGGGGCGCAAGTCCTTATCGCGGCACCCCGCAAGGTGGACGCCGCGCCGGCACTTCGATGACTGCAGTTAGTTCGTCATATGCATCGATTTTGAATGCGGGCTTCAATCGGTTTACTGTTCCAATGTATGGAGGAACCGACGGTGTGGATATTTTTGAGCGTAATCCGTTTAATAACACCCGCGCCCTCGCCGGCACTTCCAAGACCGTTAAGACGGCGCCGATGTACTACACTATAGTTAAGGCTATTGATTCAGTATCTGATCCCGATCAGATCGATATTAATATGGCGGTCATTCCCGGTGTTACAGATCCCCAGAGTACCGACTATCTCTTGGCCATGGCCGAAGAGCGAAAGGATGTGCTCGGTGTGATCGACATTCCGGGTGGATATGTGCCCACCACTGAGAATACCGACTCTTTCGCAAGTCGAAAGGGAACCTCGGCCACTACGGTTGCAAACGTTGAGGGTCGTAACTTCAACAGTAGTTATGGCTGTGCGTACTATCCCTGGGTACAGGTTAACGATACGGCTTCGGGTCGACGTCTTTGGGTACCGCCCTCCACTATTGCAATGGGTGTGTTGGCCTCATCGGCCGCACGTTCGGAATTGTGGTTTGCTCCCGCCGGCTTCAATCGAGGTGGTCTTAACAATGGTAATGCAGGCCTGAACGTTGTAAACGTGGCTGAAAAGCTTACGGCTGACCAGAGAGACAATCTCTATGAAGTTAACATTAATCCAATCGCATCTTTCCCTGCAGAGGGAATTGTGGTGTTCGGACAGAAGACCCTTCAAGCAACACCGTCAGCACTGGATCGTATCAACGTACGACGACTGCTGATTTACTTGAAGAAGCAAATTCGCTTGATCGCGAACAATATCTTGTTCGACCCCAACATACAGATTACTTGGAATCGCTTTACGAATCGTGTAGATCCTTTCCTCTCGTCGGTAAAGAATAGATTTGGATTATCGGATTACCGTGTAATTCTTGACGAATCTACTACAACGCCTGATTTGGTGGATAGAAACATCTTGTATGCCAAGATACTTCTTAAGCCTACTCGCGCAATTGAGTTTATTGCACTTGACTTTGTAATCACACGTACGGGGGTAGAATTTTAATCTAGCTGAGGGGGAATTGCTTCCCTCTCACTAATTATGTTAAAGAGGATATAGAAATGGCATTATTTTGGGACAATCCAGCAGCAGAACCGAAAAGAGCACATCGCTTTTTGGTTACCTTTGACTTACCAGGCAACGTGAGCACGCAGATCTTTGCGCGTACCTTCACTAAGCCTGCGTATACTGTAGGTGTAACCGAGCATCAGTTTCTAGACAAAACATTTTACTATCCCGGTCGCGTGACTTGGAATGAAATTACTATGCAATTTGTAGACTCTGCTTCCCCTGATATGGACGCTGAACTACAGGCTGTCCTTTTGGCTTCCGGATTTAAGATGCCCAATCAGGTGTCCACTGCTTCTTCGGTGGTCCCAGCCAACGCCGCAACAGTTAATAAGGCGGCCGCCGTTCGAGCCATTGGCACAAAGGTTAAGGTTAGTGAACTTAATGGAGACGGGATTGTCTTGGGCACTCACGAGCTCAACAATCCGTTTGTTACCTCTGTCTCATACGGCAATTTAGATTATGCTAGTGAGGATCTTCTTACCGTCGATATCGGCATGCG